CCCGCAAGACGGGTCTCGCGTCGATGGTCCCCGTGGCCGAAACCGGCACGATGACCCCGGCGGACAACTCGTACAACAACGTCACCCTGACGGCCAAGAAGTACGGCGTGCTGTACCAGATCAGCCGTGAACTGATGGCCGACTCGGCCGTGAACATCGCCGACGACGTTGCCCGCAGCATCGCCGAATCGCAAGCGATCGCGGAGGACAACGCCTACTTCCTCGGCGACGGCACCTCGACCTACGCCAACCAGGTCGGCCTCGCCAATGCCCTGCCAGCCTCGGCATACATCGACGTCTCGCTCACGTGGCCGAATATGACCGTCGCCAGTTTTACCACGGTGATGGGCAGCGTCGAGAACGTCAACCCGGCTCGCCTCGCGTTCGTCTGCAGCCGTCAGTTCTTCGCCCAGGTCATGCTCCGCGTGGACAAGACCGCCAACCAGTTCAAGGAACTGACCATGGGCGGCCTCGGCGGCGACGCCACCTTCTTGGGCTACCCCGTGTTCTTCTCGCAGGTCCTGCCGAAGGCGAGCGGGAGCAACATCAAGTCGTGCTACTTCGGCGACTTCACCGGCGGCACGATGCTGGGCGATCGTCGCCAGTTGGAGATTCAGACCTCCGACCAGTTCTACTTCAACAACGACAGCATCGCCGTCCGCGGCACGAGCCGCTTCTGCGTGGATGTCCACGGCGACGGCCGCGGCTCGACCTATGGCCCGGTGGTCTGCCTCGTCGGCGACTGATCCGCCTTGACTCACACGAAAGGACTCTGACTCATGAACGTTCTCCTCAACGCTTTCATCAAGGGCGGCACCTCGACCGGTGGCCCCCTCGACATCAACGGCACGACCAACAGCGGCGTTGCCTTCGACCTGACCTCCCTTGGCGGTCTGGGCGAAGCGGCGGCCATCGTCACCATCGGCAACATCGCGGCCGACGCGACGGCGCTCAAGGTCCAGCACAGCAACGACAACAGCAACTGGGACGATGTTTCCGGTGCTGCGTTCACCAGCACGGCCCTGCCGACGGCGGCTGGCGGTGACAACGACTGCTGGCTGTTCCACTTCCGCACGGGCGGCTCGCTCCGTCGCTACCTCCGCGTGGTGGCGACGGCTGGTGCGGGCGCCACGCTGTACGGCGTGGTGTGGATCGGCCTGCACGGTGCGCAGGGCGTGACCGGCACTACCGAAGTCGAGCGGTCGGCTTCGCAGGGCCTCGGCAACACCACCTCGCTGCTGGGTCGCGTGGTCGTGGCCGTCTGATTCTCTCGCTCACACACCCTCGGCCCGCGGCGAAAGCAACGGGCCGGGCTTCATGGCCAGCCTCATCAGCATCGCCGAGTACAAGGTCTGGGCGGGCATCACCGGCACCGCGCAGGACGCCCTGCTCACCGTTTTGGTGGACGCGGTGTCGATGGAGGTCCGTCGCTGGTGCGACCGCAACCTGACCAACGGCTTCGAGTCCGTGAGCCGCACCGAGCGGTACGACGGCAACGACGAGCAGACCATCCAACTCATCGAATGGCCAGTGACCAGCATCACCAGCGTCACGCTCTACACGGCGGGCGGCGACACGACCGTCATCGACTCCGACACGTACCGCGTTAACGGCGATTCGGGCGTGCTGTCTCGCATCGACCCCAAGATCGGCCGATTCCCCGTGACGGCGTTCGGCACGGTCAACGCGACCTTCAGCGTCCAGCCGTGGTTCGATCAGGGCTTTGATAACGTCGAGGTGGTCTACACCGGCGGGTACGCCACCATCCCGGCCGACCTGAAGATGGCGTGCTACCGGCTGACGGACCTTGCTTACTCGGCCCGCGGCCGCAACTTCGGCGTGCAATCCGAAAGCCTCGGCGGGTACTCGTACACGAACGCGAACCCGAAGGCCACCAACGAACTGAAGGCCGAACTCGTGCGAGCGTACAACACCGGGAGGGCGTGACGTGGCGAACACGCCGTGGCATCTGCTGACCCAGACGATGGACGTTTACACCACCACATGGTCGACGGCCAATGACGGCGTACCACGTGGAAGTGGTCCCGTTTCGGCGTCGTTCTCGGTGGCGTGCAGCGTACAACCGGGCTCGGCGGCGGATGGTCTGGTCTACGGCCGCGACACCACGACCAAGATATTCGAGGTGTACTGCGCCCCAATCACGACAGCCGGCGCCGCGTGGAACGTGACGCCCAAGGACAAGGTGATCATCAACGGCGTGCAGTACAGGGTCGCGGGCCAGCCCCGGGACCTGATTTTGCAGGGCGTGATCTACGTGGTCACCCTTGAGAGGGACCAAGACTAATGGCCCTCCGCGTGACCAAGACAATCATGCAACTGGACAAGCCACGGCTGCAGCAACTGCTCGGCGAGGCGGCCAACCACGGCGTCGACCGTGCCGCCACGCAGTGCGTGCGGTTCATCAAGCAGTCGTTTCCCAAGACCTCGTGGTTTCAGCCGTCGCCCGTTGGCGGCCCTCCTGGTACAGTCACGGGCAACCTGCGACGGTCAATCACGGCAACGCCGGCAAAGAACGGCCGGGCCATCGTGGGGACAAACGCCAGGTACGCCCGCATCCATGAACAGGGCGGCGTCCTGAAGCCTACGACCAAGAAGTACCTGACGATTCCCGTGAGCGTGGCCGCGGCCAAGATGCGATCCAACACCAACGACCTGCGTACGCAGAACCTGACGTTCCGCAAGGGTCCGAATCGCGGCGTGGCGTTCCTGTTCCGAACGACCAAGGGCAAGAACGCCAGAAGCGAGTTGATGTTCGTGCTCAAGCGTTCGGTGCGGATGCCTCCTCGACCGTTCATGCGGCCCGCCGCGACCAATAAGAACAACCAGATGGCCATGGTCAAAGCGTTTGGTGCAGGCTTCCGCAGCATCATCCGCAAGGCATTCAAGCCTGCACCCGGGAGCCCCGCATGATCCTGTCCAGCATCTACCAGGCCATCTTCGACCGCGTGAAGGCCGACACCGGCGCCGGCGGGCTGTACGCCTCGGGTGCGTGGAACATCATCAGCGGCACGTACAGCGTGTTCGGCACGCCCGCGGCGATCACCTACCCGTACCTGCTGGTCGGCGTACGCCTTGAGCAGGACCATTCGCTGACGGCGGACGAGTGGACGGCCACGGCGACGTTCACCGTGTGGGACCAGGTGCAGAACTACGCCTCGTCGGCTGACTTTGATACCCGAATCACGGCGGTCATGGATCGGCTCCATGGCAACGCTGTGCTCCAAGCGGGCCGCATTCCGACCTATGGCTTTCACCGCCACCTGTTGGTCCTGCCGACCAACGGGTACACTGCCAAGGCGTCGCACTGTTTCGTTCGAACGTACGACGCGACGATGACGGACGAACATTCGATCCAAGCGACGATGACGGCGACGTTCCGAGTGTCGGCACTGGCCGCGAATCCCTGAGAACCACCCATGGCATACCCGCTCACTTCCGAAACCGGCAACCTGACCTGCTCAGCGGCGAGCGGCGACCTGCTGTACCTGTTCGGTACGGCCCTCCGCATGACCACGGACCTTGCCACCATCAACCTCGAATCCAACGAAATCGAGGTGACGCAGGCGACGGGCTCCACGATCAACATGCACAGCCGCATTACCGGCTTGCGGACGGGCACGGTGGACTTCTCCGGCATCTGGCCTCGAACCACGACGCCGCTGGGCATCAGCAGCAACGTGACCTACGCGAGCGGCTACGTGCAGTACATCAACGCGTGGAGCATCGACATCGCGTGGCCGGAAATCGACATCACGTACTTCGCGGGCGGAGCGACCGGGCCGACCGACCCGAGCACGTCGTGGCGTCGCTGGATGCCCGGCGGCATCGGCATGTGGTCGGGCACGTACACCTGCAAGGCCGACGACGCGACGGCACCGTCCATGCCGAGCACGGGTGCGGCGGCCGCGGCGACGTTCAAGATGGTCGAGGACGGGGCGACCGACCCAAACTTCACCGGCGACATCACGACCCCGCGACTGGTGCAGCGGGTCCGCCTGGGCGACTTCTCCGAACTGACGTACAACTTCTCGGGCAGCGGCAACCTGACGCAGGCGGCGGGCACGACGTTGCCCGGCCTCACGGCGGCGTCTGGCGCCATCACGAAGCCCACTTGGAACATCACCGCGACCGACAGCAAGCCCGACAACACGTGCGTTCTTACGGTCGCCACGGGCCGCACGTACACGTTCCCGGCGTTTTGGAATCGCCTAAACCTGTCATGGAAGACCGATGACGTTGTCCGCGTGACGGGCACCCTGCGAGTGGCCGACGTTCCGACCGTGGCATAAGGAGTGACCTGTGACTGAGGTCGCCAAAGTATCCATCGGCATTGAGGGTGACACGTCCAAACTCAAGGCGGACGTGGCGAAGGCTACCAGCGAGGTGAACGCCGCGGGTGCGGTGTCGGCAGACAAGGCGACGGACGCGACAAATAAGCAGGCGGCGGCGACCAGTGCACTTGGCGATCGGCTGCGCAGCGTCAAAAAGACGTACGGCGAACAGATCGAGGTAGTGCAGGGCTTACTCGGCAAGTTCGTCGCCATCGGTGCGACGGTTGCAATCGCCTACAAAGTCGGCCAAGCGATTCGGGAATACATCGTCGATGCACTTGCCACGTCCGTCGAGAAGGCACAGGCGTTCAAGGACACGCTCAACCTGGCCGATGTACAAGGATCATTCCGGCAAATCAACGAGCAGGTTACCGAACTGCAATCGAGACTTGCCGCATCGACCGAGAGCGGCTTTGCCAACTTCCTGAACATAATGACGGGTGATACGCAAGAGTCGCTGCGTCGTCAGATTGTCGATCTTCAACAACTACAACGAAGTTTGGCGCAAACGCAACGAGCGGATGAACGTCGACAGGAATCAGAGAAGGACGCCGCTAGACGAAACGAAGAACAGGACACTCTCGCTCGCATGGACGAGGAAGGTCGAAAGGGCCGCCAGCGCATCGATGACGAACAGCAGAAGCGTCGAGAGCAATTCGAGGACTTCCAAGCCCAGATGCAGGAGATGACGCGGCAGCAGCAAGAGGCCGCCGCCAAGGTGCAGGCCTCATGGGCCGCATCGTTCCGCGCCATCCGCGAGGAATCCAACCGGGCCTTTGCCACCGATCAGGCCGCGTCGATGGTCCAACTCGCCGGGCAGTTGCGGATCGAGGGCATGACCGCGGCCGCCAACATGAACCAGATCATCGTGCAGGGGGTCGGCTGACATGTCACAAGTGCCAACCGCGTACGAACTCGCCCTTCAACGTGACTGGTCCAAAAACCGGGCGGGCAAACAGACCGCTCGTCGGCGCTTCGTCGTGGACACGATCGACCCGGCGGCGGCACTGTTGGCCGACGGCATTCCGCAGACAAACACCAGCCACCCCGACTTGCCCGGCCTTCGCCTTGACCGATACAACGTGTCCGTCAGCAATGACGGCACGTGCAACGTCGACTGCGACTACAGCAACGACTCCCGCTTCGTCGACCTGCGGCAGCCCGACAAGGATGATCCCGCTTGGTACCACTGGGGATGGGCACAACGGAAGGTCATGGTGGACATCCCCATCTGCGTGCGATCGCTGGTCATCAACGACGGCCTAAACGGGTCCATCAGCAAGAAGGTGTGGAAGATCGCCAAGAAGCAAGTTGCGGAGACACGGGTGGTTCGCCCGCTCAACGTCCGGGTCCGCATCGACAACGTGCGCGATTTGGACATCATCGCCGACCAAACCGACAAACTGCACTTGATGCCCGACGGCAAACTCTACCAGTTCCAAGGGGCGACCGTCAGCCAGGTCGATGACGAGGGCTTTTACGACATCTCGTACACGTGGGAGTACGACCAGGGCACGACGTTCTTCCCCGAGCCGCAGAGTCGAGACGTGCAGTATTGCACGCCGGTCATCGGCGTCGGCGGTCAACCCGTGCGGCCCCAGTACACCGTCCTCGTCGGGTACCAGGTCGGCAACCCCGAGACGGACAAGCCCATCATGGAGTGGCAACCGCTGTACGAGTACGGCAACCGCACCGCGGGCAACAACAACGACGGCCTTGGTTGGCAACTGCTGCCGGGTGCAAACCGGATCATCTAATGGCCGACCCTCGTCTCATCCTCGGAAAGATCATCGCCGTGCAAGGCACGTCGCCGGGCCGTGCGTCGACCATCTCGTACACGATCGCGGTGCACGACCCCAACACCGAGGGCGTGTTTACGCTCAATGGTCAACGGCCCGTGAAGCGGCTGCCCGACACCATCGACGTGGAGGCGTTTGTCGTCGGCGACATTGTGATCGGCAGCGTCGAGGCCAACCGCGTCCGGTGGCACTTCCAAGAGTTGCCCGCGTTCGCCGACTGCCCGACGCTGACGCCGCCCGCGCCCATCGTGTCGCCCGAGGACCCGTTCCGCGTGCCGCCGATTACGCCGTTCCCCAACGTCACCAACTACGCTCAAGCCGGTTCGTCCTCGTCCGCGCCGGCTCCGCCGCCGGTAGGAGATTGATTTATGGCCACCGTCTCGACCGTCCTGACGCCGATCAACACGCCCGAGGGCGGCACGTTCAACCCGTCGCAAGTGCTGTCGTCGATCAACAGCGGCTTGGTGTACGACGTGCTGGAGTACGCGACGATCCGGGCGCAGATTGACTTCCCATTGGACGCGACCATCGCGGGCACGATCAGCGTGCAGGGCAGCAACGACGGCGAGACCTGGTCGGCCATGCCGCAGGGTGCAATCGACTACAGCAGCGGCGGGCTCAAGGAACCGATCTACGTCGCGGGCATCCGGTACGTGCGGTTCCAAGTGACGACCACGAGCGGCAGCGTCGAGTACCGCCTGACCGTCACGGGCACGACCGGCGACGTGCTCGAGGTGCCAACGGCGGTCACGACTCGCGGGTACTACGGCGTCTTCACCGCCAACGCCGACCAGAGCATCGGCAACGCGACAGCCACGGAGGTGC